GCTTTGTCGTCAAAGACTGCGCGGATTACTCGCAGTTTGGCAAGGGCTTTTTGCGGCTGACTTGTTGGCCTGCGGAGGTGAGTGATGGCAGTTACTGATAGCCGGACGCCCGGATCTTTACGCCCGACGAGCTCGGACAATGAAACAGGGCTGATGGACCCGCTTCGACAGTGGATTTCTGAGCTTATCGGCTTGAGGCTTGACCTGGTCCGCGCTTCCTGGCGCCCGAAGCCGGGTACTCAGCCCGCGCTAAAAACCGACTGGTGTGCGCTTGCCCTCAAAAGCCTGGACACCACGCCCGTCTATCTCGACGGGCGCAAAGGTGATCCGTCGCTGCCATTGTCAGGAGATCAGACCTCCGTGGTCCATGAGGATTATGAGTTCGTGCTGAGCTTTTACGGCCCACAGGCGCTATTCCTCGCGCAGAGATTCAGAGACGCGGCGCAGATCGGCCAGAACCGCTCACTGCTGCGCCAGTCGGGTCTCACGTTAAAAGCGATTGATTCGCAGGCCATGCGCCTGCCGGATCTCGTTTGTGAGACGTGGGTTGATCGATATGACATGACCTTCCACGTTGCTCGGAAGGTTTCAAGAACTTACGGCGTTCGCACCATCGTCGGTGCCGATGTCGACTTTTATACAGAACGAGGTAAATTATGAGCGTTGCTCCTACATTGCCAGTCTCCGAGGTTGTAAACGTTACGATCGAGATGTCTCCGGTCGCTGCCGCACTCCGCAACTTTGGAGCTATGCTTGTGCTCGGCACCAGCGATGTCATTGACACGGACGAGCGCTTGCGCACGTATTCGGGTGTCGAGGGGATTGCCGCCGATTTCGGAACCGATGCACCTGAGTATCAGGCCGCGGTCACCTTCTTCGGCCAGTCTCCCCAGCCTTCTCAGCTGGTTGTCGGCCGCTGGGCTAAAACAGCAACTGCCGGGCTTCTGCGCGGCCGTATGCTTGCGATCTCTCAGCAGCAGATCGCCGACTTCGAGAAAATCACTTCCGGATCTTTCACCGTTGAAATCGACGGTTCTTCTGTCTCTGTTGCCAGCGTCGATCTTAGCTCCCAGAGCAACCTGAACGGCGTGGCAACTCAGATCACGACTGCGCTGGCCTCGAAGGGCACATGCGTATTCGACGGTACGAGATTCATTATCAAATCTGCCACTACGGGCGTGAATTCTTCTGTCGCGAATGTTTCTTCTACCGAGTTGTCTAAGGCCATGGGCCTGGACGCAGGTACGACTAAGGTCAACGGCGCGGCAGCAGAGGATCTGGTCGACGCAGTAACGGCCTGCCTGGATTACACCAACTGGTACGGTCTTTATGTGTGCGGAACCGACTGGACGGACGCGGATGCCCTTGAGGCCTCTGCGCTGATCAATGCCGCGAGACCCTCTCGCATTGTGTCCTGGACATCCCAGAATACGGGCGAAATGGATTCTACAAATAGCACCTCGCTGGGCTCTAAGCTCAAGGCGCTGGGCTATAACCGCACGATCTGTACGTTCTCAAGCACCAGCGACACTGCCGGCGTGTCCGTCCTCGGACGCATGAGCACGATCAACTTCGAGGGATCGAATACCACGATCACTCTGAAATTCAAACAGCTCCCGGGTGTTGTTGCCGAGAACTTGAGAACGTAAGAAACAAAAACGTCAACGTATTCGCGGCATTCCAGAACGACACTTCGATTTATAAAGAAGGCGTCACGTCCGGAGGCTGGTTCATTGACGAAACTCATGGCCTTGACTGGCAGCAGAACCGAGTGGAAACCGATCTTTGGAATCTGCTCTATACGACTACGACCAAGATCGGCCAGGACGAAGCGGGCATGACCGCAATTTTGGCGACGATCAACAAGTCGCTGGACGCGGGTGTCCGAAACGGCCTGATCGCTCCGGGCGTCTGGAACGGCGATTCTTTCGGATCTCTCCAGAAGGGCGACACGCTCACCTCCGGATATTACGTCTATATCCAGCCGTTGGAAGAACAGGCCCAGAGCGACCGCGAGGCTCGTAAAGCACCTCCGATCAAAGTAGCTATCAAATTGCGCGGCGCAGTTCACTTTATTGACGCCACGCTCACGATTAACCGATAAGGAGAAACAGGATGGCAACTTATTCCTTTATGGATGTCACTGCGACATTCGCAGGGCCGACCGGCGTGATCGATCTCGGATACGGTTCCGCGGCCTCCAAAGAAGGCATTTCCGTAGAGTTCAATCAGCCCCGGAATAATATGACGCCGGGCGCGGATGGCGAAGTTATGCATTCTTTGAGGGCAGACAAAAGTGGAAAACTTACGATTCGGCTTCTTTATACATCCCCCGTGAACGCAAAGCTCAAGGCTATGTTTAACGCCCAAAGTTTGAGTTCGAGCGCCTGGGGCAACAATGTCATCACCGTCCTAAACAAAGGCAATACGGACACGATCGTGGCCAGAAGCGTCGCATTCCAAGGCCTGCCAAGTCA